GGGCGTGACCAATAAGGACGCCCAGTTTTTGGAGCTGCGCAAGTTTCAGATCACGGACATCGCTCGCCTGTTTCGGGTGCCGCCACACATGATCGCGGACCTGGATCGGGCCACCTTCTCGAACATCGAGCAGCAAAGCCTGGAGTTCGTCATGCACACCATGACGCCCTGGGCCGAGCGCTGGGAGGCTTCGATCGAAGCGGACCTGATGCTGGAAGGCGATGAGCTCGAAATCGAGTTTGACTTCGCCAACCTGATGCGCGGTGATGCGGCCAGCCGCTCGGCTTACTACCAAAGCGGCATCCAAAACGGCTGGCTCACCCGCAATGAGGCCCGTATCGCCGAGAACCTCAACCCGATTTCTGGACTGGATCAGCCCCTTCGCCCGCTCAACATGGTCGAAGAGGACGCGGCCGAGGCATTGGAGTCACAGACTGCAGCGGCAGACGGAACGCCCTCACCTGACGCAGACCCCGGGTCTGATCAGGCCATTCACCAGAGGCTGCGGGGTTTGGTTCATGTCAACGCACAGCGTCTGGCCCGTCGCATCAGCAGGACCGGTGCGATCGGACCCAAAGCAGTGAATTTGATCTCTGAGACCTTTGGTTTGACTCCATCACGGGTTGAGCAGTGGGCCGCCCATATTGAAACACCTACCGATGAGCATGCACTGGCGCAAGCGCTCATCGAACTTGGAACGCATGAATGAACAAGCAACTTCTGATCTCTGAATTTTTGACCACGCCCTGGGCGTTGATGCCCGAGCGTCTGCAGGCCATGACTGCCGTCCTCACCCGTTGGTCTTCTGACGTGTCCCCCAGCGACGAGACGCTGTTTCAGATCAATACGGACCGTGTGCTGCGCGACACGCGCAAACAGTTCGCAACAGATCGTGCCGCGTCTAATACCGGAGCTGGCATCGCGGTCTTACCCCTGTATGGGGTGGTCACGCAGCGCGGCAACATGGTCGATGACATCTCGGGGCCGGGCAGCACCAGCACCCAGAAATTCACAAGCGCATTACGCCAGGTCCTGGCGGATGACACGGTGGGTCAGATCCTGATCGACATCGACAGCCCCGGCGGCAGCGTCTACGGTGTGGCCGAGTTGGCCGCTGAGATCGTCAAAGCCCGGGCCCAAAAGCCCGTGGTGGCAGTGGCTAACAGCCTGGCCGCCTCTGCCGCTTACTGGATCGGTTGCTCAGCTGGTGAGTTCTACGTCACCCCGGGTGGTGAGGTGGGCTCCATTGGGGTCTGGCAGGCCCACTTTGATTACTCGAAGGCGCTGGAAGAGGAAGGGGTCAAACCCACCCTGATCTCGGCAGGCAAGTTCAAGGTCGAGGGCAACCCTTATGTGCCGCTGGACCGAGAAGCGCAGGCCTTCATGCAGTCCCGCGTGGACGACTACTACAACGCCTTTATCAAAGCCGTGGCCAAGGGCCGAGGCGTTTCGGTTGCCGATGTGCGTGACGGCATGGGCGAGGGGCGGGTGCTGGGTGCCGATGCGGCGCTTGCCGCCAAGATGGTGGACGGCATTGCCACCTTCGACGATGTGCTGGCCAAGATGCAAAAGAAAGCCGTCCCTCAAAAGCCATCGGGTGCTTCCCGCCTTGGACGGGCCCGAGCAGCGCTTGCGCTGATCTGACCCCGTACAGATTCCGTTTCCCCAATTCAGCAGTCCTCCGTTGAGGGCTGCCGACCACCTGCGACCCGTTGGTCGCGCCTCAAACCGCCGCCCCGTGCTTGCTGCCTGGGCGGCATTTTCATATCTGGAGCAACACCAATGAGTAAGCAATTGCGCGAGCTTCAAGCTCGCAAAGCCACCCTGGTCAAGGACGCCCGTGCCCTGACCGATATCGCCGCATCTGAAGAGCGCGACATGACCGATGAGGAGTTGAATGCGTTCAACGCCCTTAAGGCCAAGATCGAGGCCGCATCAGCAGCCATCGACCGCGAGGCTGCCCTGATCGCCGAAGAGGCGCATATGGCCAATGTGGCCCATTCAGCAGTCTCCCATGGTCACACAGCCACGGTAATTTCCGTCACCGACAACCTCGAAGTTGATCCCAAGCACGGCTTCAAAACCGTGGGCGACTTCCTCAAAACCGTGCGTCAGGCTCAAAACCCCGGCAGCGCCATCGACGAGCGTCTCCTGATTGGCTCCGGTCGCGGTGCCGTCGCCCCTGCCTCTTTTGGCAACGAAGGCTCGGCGCAAGACGGTGGCTTTTTGGTGCCGCCCCAATTCGCTCAAGAAATCTTCCAGCTCTCCCTGGGTGAAGACTCCTTGCTGCCGCTGACCGACAACGTCGAGATCACGGGCAACACCATGGCCTTCCCCAAGGATGAGACCACGCCCTGGGGCACCAACGGCATCCGAGCCTACTGGCAAGGTGAAGCCAATCCGGCCGGTGCCACTAAACCGGTGCTGGGTCTGTCTACCCTGCGCCTCAAAAAGCTCATGGCCCTGGTGCCGGTGACGGATGAGCTGCTGGACGACACCAATGCGCTGTCGACCTACCTGCCCGACAAGATCGCCACGTCCATTCGCTGGAAGACCAACGAGTCGATCCTGTTTGGCGCTGGCACCGGCCTGCCTGTGGGCTGCATGACCAATGCGACCACGGTGACGGTGGCCAAGGAGTCGGGCCAGGCCGCCCAGACCCTTCTGGCCCAGAACCTGGCCAAGATGATTTCTCGCCTGCCGCCAGGCTCATTTGGCAAGGCCGTGTGGATCGTCAACAACGACGTGTTGCCAGCTCTTTTTACGCTCATGCTGGGCAACTACCCGATTTACCTGCCAACAGGATTGCCCGTTGGGGGCATCCAGGTCTCGCCCTACGGCACATTGCTCGGTCGCCCGGTGTTCGTCTCTCAGCACGCCAACAGCTTTTCTGCGGCGGGCGATGTGTTGCTGGCCGACCTGTCGTACTACCAGACCATCACCAAGGCCGGTGGCATGCAAACGGCCACTTCCATGCACCTGTACTTCGATGCGGACCTCACGGCTTTCCGCACCACGTTCCGCATGGACGGCCAGTCCAAGATCGCCGCGCCGATCTCCCCCGCCAAGGGCAGCACGACCATGTCGCCCTTTGTCCAACTGGGCGCACGTTGATCGTCGCCTGAACCCTAAGGAGAACTCTGATGTTTCCAAATGCAAAAGCCAGCGAGCAGCTGTCGATTTTGGCCACGCTCGACCCGGGCAACCAGGCAGTGGGTGTCGCCAACACTGGCTGGGTGCCGCTGAGCACCCACCATGGCCTGCTGGCGCTGGTGCAAACCGGCGCTTTGGCCACAGGTGCCACGGTTGACGCCAAGCTGCAGCAGGCCCAGGACACCAATGGCACGGATGCCAAGGACGTGGCGGGTAAAGCCATCGCGCAGCTCACTCAGGCGAGCAACGGTGCCAACCGTCAGGCGCTCATCAACTTGCGCCCTGAAGAGCTCGATGTGAACAATGGCTTTGCCTTCGTCCGCCTCGTGGTCACGGTGGCTGCCGCTGCAGCCAACACCTCGGCGCAGCTGCTGGGCGTCAACCCGCGACTGACCTCAGCCGAAACAGCCAACCAAGCTGCTGTGGCTCAGATCGTTTGATCTGAAGGGGAGAGCGGTGCATGCCCATGCAGTTGATCACCCCGCCAGCGGCCGAGCCCGTCTCACTGGCCGAGGCCAAGCTCCACCTGCGTGTGGACTTTGACGAGGACGATGCCCTGATTCAGGCCCTGATCTCGGCGGCCCGCCAGGCCGCTGAGATGCTGACCCAGAGGCAGCTGGTCACGGCCCGCTGGCGCATGGTGCTCGACAGCTTTCCCGGACCCAGTCTGATGGGTGTGCCCTCAGGGCAGACCTTCACGCTGCCTGGGCACGCCATCTTGCTAACCAAGTCGCCCGTAACGTCGGTGGTGGAAATCCGCTATCTGGACATGGCAGGCATCTGGCAAGTCATGCCAGCAGCGAACTACACCGTCGATAACGCCTGCGAACCTGCCCGAATCACTCCGGTGTTTGGTCAGATCTGGCCTGTGGCCTTGCCGCAAATCGGTGCCGTCTCTGTGACTTTTGATGCCGGGTACGGCAGCGCAGCGGATGTGCCCGAAGGCCTCAAAAGCTGGATCAAGTTGCGTCTGGGCAGTCTGTACGCCCACCGCGAGGAAGTCGCGTCGATGGCCCGAGGTCGGATTGACCCCTTGCCCTTTGTCGATGGCCTGCTCGATCCCTACAAAGTACCCCTGATATGAGGCCTTTATGAACCCGATCGGAGCAGGCGCATTGACGCGCCGCATCAGGATTCAGCGCCCCAGCACGACCAAAGACCGCCTGGGTGGCCCCTGCCGCACTTGGCTCGATGTGGCGACCGTCTGGGCTGACATTCAGCCTCTGTCAGGACGTGAAGCGGTGATCGCTGGGCGGATCTCGGCAGAACTCACCCACCAGATCACGGTGCGCCACCAGAGCCTTTTTGACAACCCCCACCAAGTGGCTCAGATGCGCGCGCTTTACAAAGCTCGGGTGTTCAACATCCATTCGGCTCTTGATGAGGACGAGCGCCGGGTCAAACTCATCTTGTTGGCTTCCGAAGGGCTAGACGATGGCTAAACGTGAAACCGTCAAGATCGAAGGCCTGGCAGAACTGGGCAAAGCCTTGCGCGAATTGCCAGAACGTGTCGCCAGAAACGGCTTGCGTGTTTCGGTGTACGCCGGGGCCAAGGTCGTTCGTGACGAAGCCCGCGCCCGGGCACCCAAGGCGCAGCAGTCTCTGGGGCCGAACCAGCCCCCACCGGGCACCCTCAAACGCTCGGTGATCATGAAGCACATCCCCGAGCTCTCCAGCCTCACGCGCCAGACCTTCTTTGTGACGGTGCGCCACGGTAAGAAGTACCGCAAGCAGGGCAAAAAAGGCAACCTGTCCCAAGACGCCTGGTATTGGCGCTTTGTGGAGTTTGGCACCCGAAAGATGGCGGCACGTCCATTTCTGCGTCCAGCGCTCGAGGCCAAACGGCGCGAAGCGGCTCAGGCCATGAAAGAGCGCTTGCAGCAGCGCGTGGCGATGGAAGCCAAAAAATTCAGCACAAGACCTTAGGACACAGCGGTGCAGGACTTCTTTGACGCCATCCAGAACTTGGCCGGTGGTGAGGTGTACGCACTGGTCGCCACAGAAGGCACACAGTACCCAGCCATCGTTTACACGCCCATCGCGCAAGAACACATCTTTGGCATCGATGGGCCAAATTTGTCAGGAGGCTTGCAGCGCTTGCGCGTGCAGGTCGATACCTACGCCAGAACCTACCAGGAGGCCTTGCACCTGCAAGACCAGGTCCTGGCAGCGCTTTTGGCCGACATGAGCACCATCGCCGATGTGCGCATGGGGCACAGTGAATTTGAAGCGCAAGCCCGGCTGTACCGGGTGAGCGTGGACTACACCTACCACCGCTGAATCCGTTTCAGCCCACAACAGTTTCACCGCACAACAGGAGCACGTGCATGAGCAGCACCGCCATCACCGCACAGGGTATTGCCATTGCCCGCTTTGGCACCACCACCTTTGAAACCATCCCCAACGTGGTCTCCTTTCAGGGGCCCGGAGGCCAGGCCTCGGTCATCGATGTGACCAATCTGGCCTCAACCTCCAAAGAAAAACGTGTGGGTTTGCGCGACGAAGGCCAGCTTTCGCTGAGCCTTCACTACAACCCCGAAGACGCAGTGCACCAGGGCTTGCGCACCGACCGCGCCAACCGCACCCGTCGTCAGTTCCGCATCACCTTCACCGATGTGGCTGCAGCCACTTGGACGTTTTACGGTTATGTCACGCAGTTCAGCGTGCAAGGCGGCGTGGACGCGGTGGTTGAAGCCAGCGTGACCATTGAAATCGACGGCGACATCACAGAAAGCTAAAACCATGAACCTCCTATCCAAAGAAGCCATCCTGGCCGCAGACGACCTGCCGCGCGAAATCGTGAGCGTTCCCGAATGGGGCGGTCAGGTGTACGTGCGCACCATGACCGGCACCGACCGCGACGCCTTTGAAGCCAGCTTGATCACGAGGGATTCAAACACCTCGTCTAACGATCAACGCATGCACAACGTGCGCGCGCGCCTGGTCTCGCTCACCTTGTGTAGCGAGTCGGGCGAGCGCATATTCCAAGATGGTGACATCGACGCCTTAGGCCGCAAAAGCGCCCGGGCGCTCGACCGGGTCTTTGCTGTGGCCCAGCGCCTGAACGGCATCGGCGCCGATGAGGCGCAAGCCGCAAAAAACGCCTGATCGCCAGCCCCGCCCGGCGCTTTGTGTTTCGGCTGGCGCTGGCTTTGGGTCTGCCAGTGCGCGAGTTGCTGGCGCGCATGGGCTCGGACGAGCTCACCGAGTGGATGGCGTTTTATCAGTTGGAGCCCTTTGGGGATTTTCGGGCGGACTTGCGCTCGGCCATCGTCGCGTCCACCTTGGCCAACGCCCACCGCAGCAAAGAGGGCAAGCCCTTCACGCCCGAAGACTTCATGCCCTTTGTAGAAAAGCAGCACCGTTCAGATCAGCCCAAGGCATCTGAAGCAGATGCGGCACGCCTGAACATCGCCCGCTTCAAGGCCATGTTCGCGCACCGCATCAAGAGATAAGGCAACCCCCATGGCTGACATCGGCTCCTTGGTCATCAAACTTGCAGCCGACACCGCCGAGTTTCAGGCCGATCTCGGGCGCAGTGCACGTTTGCTGGACAAGCACGCCTCGGACATGAAAGCCTCGCTGCAGCAGGTCGCTGGCGTTGCCCGGACCGCTTTTGCGGTCGTCATCGGCACCACTTCGGTGGCCGCACTGCGTGACTTTGTGACCCAGACCCTGGAGACCTCGGCAGCGCTGCAAGGCCTGGCCGAGCAAACCGGGGCGAGCGCCACGGCGCTGTCAGGCTTTGCGCCCGTGGCCACCATCTCGGGCACCGCGATGGACGCCATTGGCGGGAGTCTGGCCAAACTCTCCAAAGGTCTGGCGGGTGTGGACGATGAGACGGCCGGTGCCACTAAGGCGCTGCAGTTTTTTGGGGTGAGGGCCAAGGATGCCAGCGGCAATCTGCGTGATCCTGCCGAGGTCATGAACGATGTGGCCTTAAAGCTCTCCGAATTTGAAGACGGCGCGGGCAAGACAGCCCTGGCCATGGAGCTCTTTGGCAAGTCGGGCGCGTCCATGCTGCCCTTCCTCAAAGACCTTGCAGAAAACCAGGACCTCAACATTCGGCTCACGGCCCAGCAGATCGAGGAAGCAGACAACGCCTCCAAGGCGCTGGCTCGCATGAAGGCCGAGACAGGCTTTGTCGCGCAGACCCTGGTCACGGCTGCGATCCCGTCAATGACAGTGCTCGCGCAGGAACTCAAGCAAGTGCTCTTTGGCACCCAGGACGCGGTGGGTGGTATCCAGCGCCTGCGCACCGAAGGCTCGCTCACCACCTGGGCGCAGAAAACGGCGTACGCCATCGCCGTGGTCATCGACGCCCTGCGCGGCATTGGCCAGACCATCAAGTCGGTGATCGGCAGTTTCCAGGCGGTGTGGGCAGACATTGAGCTGGCGGGGACGTTTTTAGCGGGTGGCGAGGGGCTCAATCCGTTTTCTGAAGAGAACCGTGCACGCCTCAAAGCGGCGCTGGACAAACGCAATGCCATCGTTGCGCAGGCCAACCAGAACTATGTCGAGCTGTGGGACATGCCGCTCTTGGCCGATGCAGTCACCAAACGCTTTGATGACATCCGCAAAGGCACCGCTGCGAGCAACTCTGAAACAACTGCACCCTCGCCCCGCAAGCGCCTGAACTACAGCACCGCCACCACGGTCGTCACAGCCACGGCCATGGCGGACATCGACAGTGAACTCAAGCGACTGCAAGGCCTGGTGGATGCAGAGTCGGGCATCCTGAAGGACCGCCAACGCATCATCGACCTCTATGAAAACCAGGGCTACCTGAGTTTCAAGGAGGCCAGTGACGCTCGCTTGGCTGCGCAGCAAGATTTCACGCAAAACCTCTCTGCCTTGTCCTCGGATGAGGAAGCTGTTTTACGCAAAGGTCTCGACACGGTCGCTAAAACCAGCCAGGAAAAATTGAAGCTCCAGGACAAGCTCCTGGAGATTGCCCTCAAACGCCAAAAGCTCGAGCGCGATGCCCAGCAATCCGACCTGGAGCGCCAGATCCGGCTGCCGGGCGAATCGCTCAAAGACCTGCAAGAGCAGGCCTCGCGCGGTCAGGCGCAGTTGCGTGCCAGCGAAGATCAGATCAAAACCCTGCGCGAGACTGGTGTCATCAGCGAGCTGGACTCGCTGCGCCGCTTGGGCGAAGCCCGTCAGGAAAGCGCGAACCAGCTGGCCACTCTGGCCGAGCAGGCGCGTGCCTTGGCAGACGCAGCCCCCGGTAATGAAAAACTCGCCGACGCCCTGCACAAAATCGAAGAAGCCGCCCGCCAAGCGGCAGATGGCGCTCAGCTGTTGACGCAGCGGGCCACGGAACTTTCTGACCCAGAGGCCGGATTTGCCAAGGGCATACGAGCAGTGGCCGAAGAAGCTGAGCAGATTGGCAAGCAGATGGAAGCGGCAACAATCCGCGCCTTCAACGGCATGACCGATGCGCTGGTGGGCTTTGTGATGACGGGCAAGCTCGACTTCAGGTCGCTGGCCAACTCCATCATCTCGGACCTGATCCGCATCCAGATCCAGCGCGCAATCACCTTGCCCCTGGCCAAAGCCATGGGCAGTTTCTTTGGTTTTGCCGATGGCGGGGTCATGACGGCAGAGGGTCCATTACCGCTGCGGGGCTACGCCAGCGGCGGGATTGCCAATTCGCCGCAACTGGCGGTGTTTGGCGAAGGCTCGCGGCCAGAGGCCTATGTGCCGCTGCCTGATGGGCGGACCATTCCCGTGACCATGAGCGGTGGCACTGCTGGGGGGATGGGTGCAGGTCATGTGTTCAACATTTCTGTGAGTGTCAGTGATGCTGGCGCATCAGCGCGAGGCGACAACGCAGGCGGTCGTGACCTGGGCCAGGCGGTGGCCAACGCGGTGCGCCAGGAGCTGCTGGCTCAAAAGCGGGCCGGTGGCTTGCTCGACAGCCGGAGGGCTTTGTAAATGGCGGTGTTCACATGGATTCCTTCGCTGGGCGCCAGTCTGGCCATGCGTCCCAACGTACGGCGGGTGGCATTTGGCGATGGGTATGAGCAGCGCCTGGCCTTTGGCATCCACACCCAAGCCGAGGTCTGGACACTGGAGTTTCGTGGGCGGACCACGCAGGATGCGGCAGCGATCGACGATTTCTTGCGCGCTCGCGGGGGTGTACAGGCTTTTGAGTGGACCACACCAGCAGGCACTGCCGCCAAGTTCACCTGCGAAGAGTGGAGCCGCTTGGTGGATGAGCCCAATGTCGAGACGGTGCGGGCGACTTTTAAACAGGTGTTTGATCTGTGATGACCGAACAAGCCAAGACTTCCCCAGCGATCACCTCAGAAATCCAGAAACTCGCCCCCAGCGCCGTGATCGAGCTCTTTGTGCTGGACCTGTCGCTCTTTGGCCAGGGGCCGGTGAGGTTTCATGCGGGCACCAATGCCCTCATGCAGCGCGTGGTCTGGCAAGGCCATGCCTATGAAGCGTTCCCGATCCAGGTTGAGGGCTTTGAGTTCAACGGCGGCGGGCAAGTGCCTCGTCCCCGGCTGCGGGTGGCCAATGTCACGGGTTCGATCACAGCGCTCGTGCTGAGCTACCAGGACCTGGTGGGGGCCAGGATCACCCGCAAACGAACCCTGGCCAAGTACCTCGATGCGGTCAATTTTGCGGACGGCGTGAACTCCTCAGCAGACCCCTTGGCCGAATTCGCCGACGACGTTTACTGCGTTGATCGCAAGTCGCGTGAAACGCGCGAGGTGGTCGAGTTCGAGTTGGCCGCGTCCTTTGACCTTGAAGGCGTCAACTTGCCGCGCCGTCAGATTGTGCAAAACGTCTGCCCTTGGTCTTACCGGGGTGCCGAGTGCGGCTACACGGGCAGTGCGTATTTCAACGCGAATGACGAGGTGGTGAGCAGCAAAGCGCAAGACGCCTGTGGCAAACGCCTGGCCTCTTGCCAGAGGCGCTTTGGTGCACATGCCGAATTGCCTTTCGGGGGCTTTCCGGCGGCGGGCTTGTTCCGTTGATGAGTGCGGTCCATCCATGAACGAAATCACTGAATGAATGAAATCAATCAATCCCTGGCCTTGGCCCACGCCGCTAAAGAGTTTCCTCGTGAAGCCTGCGGACTGTTGGTCATTCAAAAGGGCCGCGAAGTCTATTGCCCTTGCCGCAACATTGGTGTGGGCACCGACCAGTTCGTGATCCACCCCGAAGACTATGTGGCGGCCGACCGCCAGGGCGAAATCGTTGGGGTGTTCCATTCCCACCCGAACTTGCCCCCTGAGCCCAGTCAGGCCGACCGAGTGGCCTGCGAAGCCACAGGGCTGCCCTGGTTCATCGTGTCGTTTCCCGCTGGTCAGTGGGCGCAGATCAAGCCTGAGGGCTATGTCGCCCCCTTGGTGGGCCGTCAATGGGCGCATGGGGTGCTTGACTGCTACGCCCTGGTGCGCGACTGGTACGCCCAGGAGCGCGGCATTGAGCTGCGCGATTTTGAGCGCTTTGACGAGTGGTGGAAGCGGGGCATGAACCTGTACCTGGACAACTTTGGATCCGCCGGGTTTGGGGTTACGGATCTGACGGATCGGACGAGTCTGAAAGTGGGGGACGTGCTCTTGATGCAGGTCGCCTCCCCTGTGCCCAACCATGCGGCGGTGTATCTGGGTGACGGGCTGATCCTGCACCACTTGCAAGGCAGGCTATCGAGTCGCGACGTGTACGGCGGCTACTGGCAAAAGGTCACCACCCACGCGCTGCGGCATCCAGACCTTCACCGACATTTTTAGCCGTTTTCTTTACCGCTCTTAAAGCTTGCAGCACAAGTCTTGCGATGGCCACAATCTTTCTTCTCGGTGAATTGGGCAGGCGCTTTGGGCGTCGCCATCAGATGGCGGTGGCCTCAGCCGCCGAGGCGGTACGGGCTCTTTGTGCGAATTTTCCGCAGTTTGAGCGGGAGTTGGTGTCCTCTGGCGAGCGGGGTGTGGGCTACCGGGTGCTGGCCGGACGGGACCAACTCGCGCTTGACCGATTGCACGAGCCCACCGGCCAGCAGCGCATCACCATCGCGCCTGTCGTCTCTGGGGCTGGTGGCAACGGTCTAGGTCAGATCCTGCTGGGCGCAGCTTTGATCGCTGTGTCCTGGTGGAACCCGATGGGCTGGGCAGCCGCTGGCTCATTCTTGTCGCAAGCCACCCTGTATTCGGTGGGCACTTCCATGATCCTGGGCGGTGTGGCCCAAATGATTGCGCCCACCGCCAAAGCCTCCGATCCGTCCGAGCGCCCAGAAAACCGCCCCAGTTATGTGTTCAACGGGGCCGTGAATACCACCGCCCAAGGCCATCCCGTGCCCGTGGGCTACGGCCGCATGATCGTTGGTTCGGCTGTGATCAGTGCGGGCATCGATGTCGATGAAATACCTGTCCTTTAAATACCTGTCGATGAGATCACTGCATGAATCTGATGCCAGCTTCAAATCCTTTGATCATCGGCTCAGGCGGCGGGGGCAAGTCGGGTGGCGGTAGCGCCCGTGTGGCCCAAGAAGCTGCCGACAGCCTGCGCTCCAAAGCCTACGCCCGTGTGGTCGATTTGGTGTGCGAAGGAGAAATCGAAGGTCTGGTGCAGGGCCTGCAGTCGGTCTTTCTGGACGACACGCCGATTCAGAATGCCGATGGCAGTTACAACTTTTCTGGGGTGACGCTTGAAAGTCGCCCCGGAACCCAGCAGCAGGGTTACATCCCGGGCTTTGCCTCGGTAGAAAACGAAGTCTCGGTCGGCGTGGAGTGCAAGTTTGCCCAGCCGGTCGTGCGCGCCATCACCGACCCCGACGTGGACGCTGTGCGCCTCAAAGTGAGCATGCCCGCGCTCACCTTGCAGGACACGACCAACGGCGACTTGAACGGCACATCGGTTAGCTACGCGATCGACTTGCAGTCAGCAGGCGCCGGTTTTGTGCAGGTGCTCACCGACACGGTTTCTGGCAAGACCACTTCGCGCTACCAACGCAGTTACTACGTGCCACTGTCCGGGACAGGGCCTTGGGATGTCCGCCTTCGCAGGCTCACAGAGGACGCGACCCAGAGCAGCCTGCAAAACAAGACCTTTCTGGACTCGTACACCGAGGTCATCGAGAGCAAGCTGCGCTACCCCAACAGTGCCTTGATAGCCTTGCGGGTGGACGCCTCGCAGTTCAACGCCATCCCCCGGCGCAGCTATGAGCTCAAACTCCTGCGCGTGCGGTTGCCGTCCAACTACAACACCGAGTCCCGTTCATACGAAGGTGTCTGGGACGGCACCTTCAAGGTGGCCTGGACTGACAACCCGGCCTGGTGCTTTTACGATCTGGTCACCAACACCCGCTATGGCTTGGGGCATTTCATCTCAGAGTCCCAGGTCGACAAGTGGACGCTTTACCGGGTGGCCCGTTACTGTGACGAATTCGTGCCCGATGGCCTGGGTGGGCGCGAGCCTCGTTTCACCTGCAACCTGTACCTGCAAACCCGCGAGCAGGCCTACAAGGTGGTGCAGGACATGGCTTCGGTCTTTCGGGGCATGGCCTATTGGTCGGGTGGGGCCATCACCGTCACGCAGGACGCACCCCAAGACCCGGTCTACCAGTTCACCGCTGCCAACGTCATCGACGGTGAGTTCGCCTACCAGGGCTCGTCGGCCAAAGCCCGGCACACCGTGGCCCTGGTCAGCTGGGTGGATCCGGAGGACTTTTACAGACAGAAGGTGGAATACGTTGAAGACGTTGCTGGCATCGCACGCTACGGCGTGGTGCAAGCCGATGTGATGGCCATGGGCTGCACCTCGCGCGGGCAGGCCAACCGGGTAGGCAAGTGGCTGCTGTACTCCGAGCAGTCCGAATCAGAAATCGTCACTTTTCGCACGGGTCTGGAAGGCGCTGTGGTGCGCCCGGGCGATGTCATCCAGGTAGCTGACCCAAGTCGGGGCGGCATGCGCCTTGGTGGGCGCGTCGCAGCAGCTACCACCACCTCCGTCACCCTGGACCAGGATTTGCCAGCCGACTTGCCTTGGCGGCTTTCGGTGATCTTGCCGAACGGAGCCGTAGAAGAACGCCTGGTCGGAGCGACATTTGCTGCGTCCAGCGGTGATGCACACGCTCGGCGAACGCTCATGGTGACCATTCCTTTCAGCATGGCACCGCAAACCGATGCCATCTGGGTACTGGCTTCTTCCATCATCGAGCCGCAACTGTTTCGGGTGGTGTCAGTGGCCGAGCGCGAGCCCGGTGTGCATGAAGTCACGGCCTTGGCCCACAACCCGGGCAAGTACGCAGCCATTGAAGAGGGCCTGGCGCTGCAGCCGCGCGCCATCACGGTGCTGTCGGTCATGCCTGCCGCCCCCACAGCCCTCAGCATGCAAGAGAGCCTGTACCGAGTCAAAGACCGGGCGCAGGTGCTGGTGCAATTGTCTTGGGCTGAGGTACCTAGTGCCATTGCTTACCGGCTTTCTTACCGGGTGGGCGGTGGCAACTTCGTGAGCCTGCCGCTGGTGAGCGCCAATTACGCAGAAATCCGCGATGCACAAGAGGGGGAGTACGAGTTCAGCTTAAGGGCCATCGGCATCACCCGCAAAGAAAGTGTGCCCGTCACACTCAGCGCCACAGTGCTGGGCAAGACACTGCCTCCGTCGGATGTAACGGGCTTTACCGTGCAGCGGCGCATGTCCGATCTGCTGCTGAGCTGGGACGAACTGCCCGATGCCGACCTGGCGGGCTATGAGGTCAGGGTCGGGCCCGGCTGGGACGACGCCCAATTGGTCGCCAAGACCTCGGGTACCCAGATGGTTCACGACCAGGACGCAGCAGGGCAGTACCCGTACCACATCCGCGCTTACGACACCTCGGGCCAATACAGCGCGCACGTCACCACCTTTGTGCTGACCTTGCTGGCCCCGGCCACGGTGCGACAGTTCGATGTGGTGCAGTCGGCCAACCGGCTGGAGTTTCGCTGGCAGCCCAACCCTGAGCCCGAGGTGGTGGGCTACGAGCTGCGAGAAGGCGCGGCATGGGACGCATCGCTGTTTGTGGCCGAGGTCAAGTCCACCAGCTACACGCTGCCCTCAGGATTTGATGGCGAGCGCAAGTTCTGGATCAAGGCGATTGCCTCGCCCGGCATCTACAGCGACACGCCCACTTTCGTCTCGACTGTGGTGGCCCAGCCGCAAAACGCCAATCTGATCCTCGAGCGCGACGAACAAGCAGGGGGCTTTGCTGGCACCAAGCATTTCGCCTCGGTGGCCACGGTCAATGGCAAAAACGTGCTGCGCATGAACACCGGCGCGCAAGTGGCCGAATACCTGTTCGAGCTGGATCTGGTCTCTCCCATCCGGGCGCAGAACACCTTGCTCAGCAGCCTGGGCGCTTCGGTCGATGACCGCACCACCTGGCAGGAAGCCAACTTTGTCTGGAGCGGTGACGCCGCCCGGCGGCAGTGGACCTACGACGGCGCCATCGCCAACGTGGATGCGCGGTTTCAGATGGCGCGAGAGGATGTGCTGCACCCGGGCGAGCTCTACGGATGGCGGCTCAGCGGCTCGGTGATGGGCATTGGCAATGCAGTGACGAGCCAGTCGGCGGGCGTGAGTTACGGCGATGGCCGCTATGGCAAGGGGCTGATGGTCAAAGACACCACTCAGGTGGCTTGGACTGTGAACCTGCCGCAGGTGTTCCACACCTCGTTCTGGTTCATCCCCCAAGAGGTCACGACCTGCGTGATCTGGAAAGCAACGGGACCGAGCGGTGCTTTGCTGCTGGGCTATGACGCTCAAACGCAAGGCTTCTTCTTGGAAGACCACCTGTCCCGGCGCGTCGCGCTGACATTTGGGCTGGAATCATCCGATCGGGTTTGCCTGGGGGTGTGCCAGACCAGCACAGAACGCCGCCTCTTTGTTGCCCGGATGGGCGGCGGTGTCCAGTCGGCCAGCGCACGGCTTGAGCCCGTGGGCGCATTCAGTAGTTTGCGGCTGTATTGAGCAGGCGCTGATTTTTTTAGCAATTCAGTTTTAAGGCACCACATGATTGACGAAACCATGCAACTGCAGGGGGCGATGACCCTCATTGTTCGCCGCGCCAGTGGCGACATCGAAACCGTTCACAAAGAGAACATCATCGTGAACGTTGGCTTTGATTTCATCGCAGACGCCATCGGCAAATCCGCCAGTCGCCCCTCGGTCATGGGTTTCATCGCCTTGGGCACGGGCACCACGGCGGCTGCAGCCAGCCAGTCGGCCCTGGTCTCCGAGCTCGACCGAAACGCCGCCACCTATGCCCACACCGTTGGCACCAAAGCCTTCAGCTTCACGGCCGACTTCCCAGCAGGCGACGGCACGGGGGCAATCACGGAAGCTGGGGTTTTCAATGCCGCATCGGGCGGCATCATGCTCGACAGGGTGGTGTTCCCGGTGGTGAACAAGGGGGCGGACGACAGCCTGACGGCAGTGTTCACCTTCACCATGAGCTGATAACCATGGCCGAGACGGTCACCGTAGGCGAGTCCCAAGGGCCGCGCTACACCTGGGCCAATGCCAGTTTCACTTGGGTTAGTGCCAGTGCGGGCAAATCGTGGCTCACGGCTTACCCCGCTGTCTATGTGGTCGCAGTGGCTGCCACACTCGCTTGGGTTGAGGCTTCAGGCCGTCAGCATGGCAAGCGTCTTGGCGAAACTCTGTCCCTTGCAGAAACCCGGCGTCATCAGGCCGCGCTGCAAAGGACAGAGTCAATCGGGTTTGCCGACACCTACTACGACTTGATCGCCTATGTCCTGCGATGGGTTGAGTCGCTGGGGTTGACTGAGGGTGTTGCCAAATCGAGCCGCAAGTCCGTTCAAGAAAACCTCCAAACGCTGGACGGCTTGGCCCGCTCCATAGCCAAAGCCTTGCAAGAAGGCTTGCCTGTAACCGAAGTCTTGTCTCGGCAGATGCGCCAAAAGCATGCTGAGAGCCTGCCAGTGGCATCGGTATCCGCGCGGGTCGCCACCAAAACAGTCGCTGAAAGAGTGGCTTTGACCGATGACCTGGATCAACGCTTCAGCAAACGGGTCAGCGAAGCGCTGAACTTTGCCGAAACTTATTACGACCTGATCGCCTTCACCCTGAGCATCAGCGAGAGTTTGGCTGTAAGCGATCAGGCCTCCAGGCGGCTTCAAAAGCCAGTCGCTGAGGCTCTCAGCACAAAGGATCAGCTTACCCGCAGATCCGTCAAACAGGTGGCCGAGGCACTGGCGTTTGCCGAAACTTTGGGCCGCACAGTGGCCTACAGGCGGTTCTTGCAAGAAGGGCTTGGGGTCTCGCAAGCTTTGAGCCGGGCGATGCGCCTTAAGGCTCATGATGCCCTGGCGCTTGCCGAACAGTACCGCCGCCACGCCAACGGCGTGATCAGCGACATGATCGTGGCCAGCACCGAGATCACCGAGGCCGACTTTGCAAGCATCGTCGAAGCGGGCCATCCCCCGGGCTACACGGATTTCCGGGACTTCATTCAGGGTGACTACACCTACCAGCGCGCCTTGTTCCGCGCCATCTTGAAGTCCAGAAATTCCGACCGGGGGTTCATCGATGCGCTGCGTGTGACGGTGGATGTGCCAGATGTCTTTGACCGGGGCACTGTGCAGATCACCGATGCGCAGGCAGGTGCCGTGATTGGCTTTGCCCGAATTTTTAGGGTGCCGCCTGAGGTGACCATGACCCACAAGGGCGGCACGGTGGTCGCCATCCCGCGCCTGTCTAGCGCCATAACGCGAACAGGCTTCACGGCAGTTTTAGAAAACACCTCTGGCGCTCGCGTGACCGGCACCTTCACCTGGATCGCGCAGGGGTACTGAGCTGCAGTCCCAAAAGTCGTTAGTCCAGCAAGTCATTTGCCCACCCATTCACCATGCAAAACTTCACCGACATACCGTCGTCGCGCACGCTGTCTGACTCACTCATTGAGATCCTGAACAACGACAAGACGGCGATCTCCTGCAACAGCGGCACCACATTCCCGACCACCAACCAGCAAGTGGGCATGCTGTGCTACCGCACGGACCAGCTCAAGCTCTACCAGCTGATCGGCACAAATCCGGACAACTGGCGCTTCATCATGGACCTGGCCAGCGGGATCGATGCACAGTTCGCGGCCAAGCTCAATGCCGCCGCTTACACAGCAGCGGACGTGCTCGCTAAGCTGCTCACGGTGGATGGCGCGGGCTCCGGGCTGGATGCCGACTTGCTGGACGGCCAGCACGCCAGCGCTTTTGCATCGGCTTTACACAACCACAACGCAGCCTATCTGGGAATCAGCGCCAAGGCGACGGACGCAGACCGCCTGGACGGCTACGACGCCTCGGCCTTTGTCCGCTCGGTCAACGGTGGTGGTCCTGACGCGAACGGCAACGCCACGGTCAACATCGATTTGTCGGGGCGGGTAGCGCGTACTGGCGACAGCATGAGTGGGCGCCTGACACTGCCCAGCCAGACCGTACAGAGCACCTCGCCCACGATCGACTTTTACGACACAGACCAGGGAAGTACCCGTTACCTCCACGTCAACAGCAACCTGATGGGGTTTTTGAAGACCGACGGCAACTGGGACATGTACATGAACAACGGCGGCTCCATGTGGACCGCCAACTATGGCTGGCTGCACGACTACTTTTTCAAGCAAGTGGCCAATTGCGGTGGTACTGGTTACGCCATCAATTGCTATGGCAGCGGCAACATCACCAGTCGTCATGACTATGAGTTGATTGATGAAGGCGGACAGGTGAGGTTGCGCACGGTGAACGTGCTGACCAATTGCAACTGCAATTGCAACTGCTGTGGCTGCTGAAAGGGGATCTGCTCATGAAAACCGTACGCATGTCTTATCCGCTGCAAAGCCCTGCGAGCACAACAAACGCGCACCGAAACAACCTCATTCGCATTCAGAGG